ATCAAACATTCAATTATTTAATCAATGTTATAAATCAAGCCATTTAGCCCGATTTATTTGCAGATATCACAAAACTCCGTATATTTGCAATGTGTTTTTCATAGTATTAGATTTAAGGTTAACAAAAAGATTGGCTGTCTGGGATAGATAGCCTTTTTTTATGCTCTTTTTTTTAATAAACTTCTCAAGAAGCCATGAAGACAAACGTAAAATGGCAAATACTGATGTGAAAAATCTGATGACACCACAGGCTTCTATAATAATTAATAAGGTAATCGTTTTCTCCCATGAATAGTGAGAAAAAATATTCTCAAAAAAAATAATCCGTTTAACATTTGAAACATAGCAAGTTATCTCTTTCATCAAAAAACAAGTAAAAAAAATCTTGCTAAAAGATTTGCGTAGTCCAAAAGTTCCCCCTATATTTGCACCGCATTTGAGAGAGAATGCGGGTTCAAGGAAGTTTGGGTGAGTGGCTGAAACCACCAGTTTGCTAAACTGACGTACGGGTAACCGTACCGGGGGTTCGAATCCCCCAGCTTCCGCAAGATTCTCTAGATAAAAAGAGCTAAGTTTTATAGACTTGGCTCTTTTTAAATCTATCAAAAGCCGGTGGGTTCGTCTAACGGTTAGGACACATGCCTCTCACGCATGTAATACGAGTTCGATTCTCGTACCCACTACTCACTGATTATCAGCCTCTTACTTAATTGTAGGAGGCTTTTTTATTGCATTTCTTTTCTTTCAAAGTATCGTTTTTGCATGGTTTTTAAGGGTATTTTCAAGTAGTTCAATGCAAATTTAATGCAAATTATTTGCTGCTTTACAAGCTACCTCTTCCCTTATTCATCGGCATATATACACTAAAACGATAAGAATATGGCAACAGTTTATTTTCATTTAGACACACGCAGAAAAAAGAATGACGGTTCTTTTCCCATTAAATTGTACCTTAGACACAAAGGACAAATAGTATTAGGAACTGATTTCAGCGCTACTCCCGAAACTTGGACAGGAACGGAGTATAACAAAAGCGCAAAGAATTACAAAGCTAAAAACGTAGCAATCCGCAACCTTATTAACAGAGTTGAAATGATAGTAGTCATACTAGACAACAATCAAAAGTTAAAAGGAATGAGCGATAAATCGCTAAAGGAATACATTGTTAGGTCTATAAAAAACGAATCAACTAGCAAAACATTCATAGAATACATAGACGACTTCATTTCAACAAAAACAAAACAAAATACAATAGATACCTATATAACAACTAAAAATAAGATCATCGCCTACGATCCGCAATGTACGTTTGAGACAATGACAAAAAAATGGCTAGAATCATTCGAAAAATGGATGTTAGATAATGGATTGAAAATAAACTCCTGCTCCATCAACCTAAGAAACATAAGGACCATTTTTAATTATGCAATTGATAATGACGAAACTGAACTGTACCCGTTCAGAAAATTCAAAATAGCAAGAGAGGAAACTAGAAAGCGCTCATTAAAAGCGGAACAGCTTATTACACTAAGAGATTTCAAAGGAGAAGAATATCAAAAGCAATACCAAGACATGTTCATGCTAATGTTTTACTTAATTGGGATAAACGGAATAGATTTATTTCATTTAAAGGGTATCACAGATGGACGTATTGAATACAAAAGGGAAAAGACTGGAAAACTTTATTCTATAAAAGTCGAGCCGGAAGCAATGGAGATAATAAACAGGTATAAAGGGAAAGAATATCTTTTGAATATATTGGAAGATAACAACTATAACTATCGAAAGTATATGACGGCAATGAATAGAGGACTGCAAAAACTTGGCAATTTCGAAAGAAAGGGACTAGGCGGGAAAAAGATTAGAGACGTTTTGTTTACTCAAATTACGTCGTACTGGGCGCGCCATACATGGGCAACAATTGCCCATAAGATAGGAGTCTCAAAAGATGTTATATCCCTTGCTCTAGGTCATGAGTATGGCTGTAAAACCACAGGGATTTATATTGATTATGATTTAGAAAAAGTAGACAAGGCCAATCGACAAGTATTAGATTACATAAATTCATTAAAATAATTCACTTAACGCTTGCTTAATATACAAACGTATATTATCTTTGTAAAGTCAAATTAAAACACATAATAACAATGAGTAACGAAACAGATTATCTAATTAGCTTGTTAATGCAGAACAAAGCGAAAAAGAAAATGCTCGATTTTGTTTTTGAGAATAACAGCGATGCAGATGAAAAGAAAATGAACGCAATTCTCGATGAGAAATTAAGAGTTGAAAAGAATATCGAAAACATTGAGAAAGCATTGAAAGAACTAGAAAAGTAAAAATCTTCTTCCCAGAAATGGGAGGAATAAAAACTATAAATATGGAAAATTTAAAAGATGAATTAAAAAAACTACAGGAGCTTCTAAACAATCCGACACCGGAGAATGAGGCTATGTATCAAAGTAAGTTTATCGAAATAAAGAATAAATTTACCTCTAAAGAGAATGCAAATATTATAGCCGATTTTATCCTTAACGGATATAAAGAAGTCAATGAAGAATTAAAGGAGATAGAGCACGAAATCAGTGTGCGCAAACAATTAGAAGAAGTTAAAGACGTTATATCTTTGTCGTATATCGCTAAGAAATATTTCGGTAAGTCCCGGCAATGGCTAAATAACAGGATAAACGGATGTATCGTCAATGGGAAACCCTGCAAGTTTAGTGAGGAAGAAAAGGAGCGTTTAAACTATGCTTTATCGGATATATCTAACTTATTAGGCTCGATCCGCATACTCTAATGCGTTTTAATTTGACACTAACCCCGCAATTCGAGCCGTTGCGGGGTTTTCTCATTATTAATGTAATCTTTATTGCATTTTGTCATTAATATAATCTCTAAATGGTTTATAACTAACCCCATTCGAAAAATCTACAGTATGATTGTTCAAAAGTAACATTTCTTGCTTACCCTCAACAACAGCAATGTCTTCATCCTCCTTTTTTCGTATCTTACCATAATAATACAAACAAGTTTCTAGACTTAATATTCTATTAAACAATATTATTGTTGAAAAACCTATTTTAATATTATCATCTGAAAAATCCACTTTAAAATGTGGCAAAAATCCTTTGCCTATGAAAATAGGGGTACCTAATCTATATTGGATGAATTCATTGCAATAATATACACTAAGAATTGCGTTCATATCTGCACAGATTTCATATCCCAAGTTAATAACTATCATTTCATCGCTCCTATTTTCCCCAATATCTAGGTCATACCTGTGTCCTTCAAGATTTTCGAGATTTAACTTTATCATATTCTTTTCATCAATACTTAGTGAAAGAGGGGAAAAACCAGATATTGAATAAAAAGTAGCAATATTTTTCCTTGTTGTCAAAGTTGGTAAATTTAAAGCAATCCCCATTATAAACTGAAAATTGAATACGGATTTTATAACCTTAAAACCTATTTGAAACAAAACTTTACCGATTTTAGTCAAGACTAAAGACAAAAGGGAATAATAGTTAGCAGCATTTTTTGCTTTATATAGTTCCATTTCTTTCCTTGTTAATGCTCCGTCATAATGTGCTCCTCCATTTCTATCTGCCATTATTTTAATAACTTCCCATATTTTAAACCTATATCCTTTACAAACTATAATATCTAACTCCATCCAATCTCTCAAAGAAATTCTCTTGAAATTTTTCCCTGTTGGATCTATAGTAGTATCAAATAGATGAGAGAAATACTGATTATCTCTATTTTTATAATGGTATTCACTTGTGTATACTTCTAAATCACAATTCAGCTTTTGGGCTAAGTTAAATATGTTAGTTGGTATATTTCGTGTTTTTCCTGTTTTATCAACGGTATAATTTTTAAGGTTCCCGTTTTTATCATGTGGTAAAACAAATATGGCTCGTAATTGACCAGATAAAGGAATTACATAATAATCTTTCCCTTGTTCCACAAAGTCGATAGCATCTTTTATGAAATGTAACCCTTTTAATATCTCTGTGTAACTTAAGTACAACGTTTTTTCTACATCTTCACCCATATTTAATATATAAATTTCCCCCAAATATATAAAAAATAAAATGCACATACAAGAGCAGTAATAATATTACACTTCTAAATATTCTGCTTAATTTTTATTTAATCTACCTAATATCACTTGCAATACATACATCAACATGTACACAAAAATAACAATTACCACCCATCTACCCAACTCCATTTTAATAGATTGCCATCGGCTTAACTGTTTTTCGACCGGGTAGGGAGTTTGAATAGAATCGGTTTTAACAATCGTGTCAGTACGATTCATTGTTAGGTAGCGATACAAATACTTATATTTGTATTGATAAACCGTATCACCCTTCACGAGCATATAAATACTGTCTCGTTGATAGACGCTATCAAACCGGATGCTATCACGCGTCTTATATTCGGTGCGCACGGACTCAACCGGGATGTATTGAGTTCGGCAGGACACGAAACATATTGCTAATATCAGCAATATGATAATATAAATCAGTCGTTTCATGGTCGAACTACTGTATTACGCAAGAAATTAGGAAACTCGGAGCGTACATCAAAACAGGGGCACGCCTTAATATATTCTTTCGGCTCTACCTCGCCGCTTCCGTCCAGATCGGGCGAAGTATCACGATGTCCGAGAACCTCGATAATATCATACTCCTTGCAAAGTTCTGCAACTAGTTGCCGCAATGTTGCCTTTTGCGATGGCGTCCGTGTATCTACGGGTTTTCCATTTGCATCCAAGCCGCCGATGTAGCAAACACCGACACTATGTTTATTGTAAGATGATTCGCTAAAACCTTTCGTATTACAGTGCGCCCCGTCAACCGTTAAAGATCGCCCTTTTTCTATCGTGCCATCAATCCGAATAACATAGTGATACCCTATACCATTAAATCCGCGCGCCCGGTGCATACGATCAATATCTTTTGCAGTTAAATCCTGCCCGGCACGTGTTGCTGAGCAATGGATGATAATAGCATCAATAGTTTTCACTTTGCACCTCCTTTTTGTAGATAGTTTGTTAAATAGGGAATATTTTTTATAAACTCAACGCTCAGCACATAATGCAGGAAAGCTACTACCTTATAGCCATTGCTAGTGTTGGGTAGAATTTCTTTGATATTCCTTAGAATATTTACCCCGTAGAAATAAAAAACACTGTACGTAATAAATGAGACACATTGTAGTGCACCTTCCGGATTGCCTTTGTGTTCACCAATAAAGTAGATGAAGCTAACCAAGGCAAAGAAAATAGTTGCTTCTACAATACATCTCCAAGCCTTTTTAAAGGAAAAGCTTTCATGATTGATAAGGAGTGCAGTAAGCAGCCCACAAATGAAATTGAGGGCAAATACAGCAATAAGACTTTTGATCTCCCCAGAAATAGGATTAAGATAAGCAGCTATGCCGGTAATCAATCCAATAAGTAAGTTTTTGAAATAATCCATAATCATTTATCTAAAATATTAATACTTCATTTCAATACCTCGCTACAATCATCAATAGCAGTATGGAATACCTGTTTCACTTCCTCGGGAGTCAGCCCGTGATCCTCATGTAGAGAAAATCCAGTCACCCCGTTTTTCGATATATTAAAGAATCCGACAACTGTTTCATCATTAGAAATTTCAGCTGTGACATCTTTTACAGCCTCAGTGCCGCGAGTTGACATCCTGTACTTGATCTTGATATCTGCAGTAACCTTTGATACTGCTGTACTGTTAGTTGCTTTAATATTCATTCTTTACCTCCTTTTTCTATTAAGTCATAAATCTGTCCATAAACGCCAGCGGTGAAAAATTCCGCACAAATCTCCTTTAGGAGAGTAGCATCGTCTGTTTCAATATCAAGCATACCTCGATTGTTGATAATCTGCTGCAGCATTTTATAAGCACGTAATTTTTTAGCCATATCCATACCTAGTTGAGCATTCATGCCGGTAGCATACAAGGCTTCTGAGATCATATCACGAAGAGATTTCTTCCTCTCCTTACCATCGACTAATTCAACTGCTTCTTGACCTTTGTGATCGAGTAAGTTTCGGTTTAAATTTACTTTCATAATTATACTTTCAAAATTAATATTGTGAACATTCTACAATCATTCCTTTTATAATGTGAATCTTCATGTCTTTAGAGGCAATACCTTCTAACTGATTATTTTTAAGTCCATAAAGCCATGCATCCGAAACGACTGAAACTGAATTCCCGCTGTTGTCTTGAGGGAAAAATCCTTTGGCGGAAACGTCGCCTATCACATGTACATTACCATCGAAGAAACCTGCATAAATATAGTTTGATGGATAAGTCGGATTTGTCTTTGATGAACCATATATCGCCGCACTACCACCTGCATTTGCTCCGATTGCTGCTACTCCAAAGCGCCCGTCTGTAGCGGGATTGAAGATCACATTAACAACGCCCTCTTTAGATGTTCCTGATCCTAATTTTAAGCTACGTGATGTCCCACCAAAATAATCGGAACGTGTCCAGATAAGACGTCCTTTTTCAATAGTAAATCCACCAACAAATCCAACCTCAGCATCAATTCGTCGTACTTTAATCAAGTCAGTATTAAGATAACCTCCTATGATAATAGTACTACCGAGCTGCGCAGCTTCAACGGCATCTTTAAAAGCCAATCCGCCTAAACCGTCTCTGTCTACTTTAGAATTAATCACTGTCTGCAGATCACTATGAAGCGCAGTAATAGTAACAGCACCTTCCAGATTGATCTTAGATGAATGGATTGTTGTTGCTCCGCCCGCCTGGTTGATATAAGATATAAGCGTATTACCATTTTCCAGCTCCTTAGAAGCGTATATCTTGTTACCGTCTGCCGTGGTAATCCATCCGGCTGTATCAATACGTTGTGTAATGCTATCTACACGTGTTACTTGTGCGGATATTCTATCGCTCAGTATATCTAATTCTGCCTTGTTATCGTCGGCGAACTGTTTGAGCGCATCCTGTATTGATTGATTAGCTGCTTCGACGGCTGTATTGAAACTGGCTAAAGTTGAGTTAAAGAGAGCGAATTTATCATCAACGTTTTTTTTCTCCGCAATAGTGGTCTGCCCGTCAGCAATAGCAACGTTGATTGCTGCGAGGAGATTGTCGATAGCCCCAAAGAGAGAGATTTTAGCATTGAGTAGGTTAGTCTTAGCAACACCAACCAAGTATGTATTTACATACAGCTTATTATATGTAGCTTCTACAGAGGCTTTCGTGTTCTTGACTGTATTGATATATTTCTCAATAGCTTTAGCTTCTGCTTCTGATATAATACCGTCAGCAAACGCACCGTCGATATAATCATGTAAATCACTAACATCACCGTTTACTTTTTCAGCGGCTTTTGCGGCATCCGCCGCATCCTGTAACGCTTCCAGTGCTTTTTTCATAGCATCATCGGCGAAAGACTTTAACTTGTCCTGTATGGACTTATTAGCTTCTTCGACAGCAGTATTAAAGTCAGCATAAGCATTGTTGAAGCTTGCAAACTGTGTATCAACAGCCTGTTTTTCGTCTGGAGTAGTAAGCTTGTCTGCAATGGCGGTATTTATTGCATTTATCAATCTTTCAATGCTTCCCATCAGCGTAACCTTTGCATTAAGCAGGTTTGTTTTTGCGACTCCGGTTAAGTATGTATTTGCATATAGTTTGTTGTATGTTGCTTCTACAGCTGCTTTCGCATTATTTACAGTGTTGATGTACTTTTCGATAGCACTAGCTTCCGCCTCGGATATTACACCGTCAGCGAATGCACCATCTACATAATTATTTAGATTGGATACTGCATTGTTTGCTTCACTGGCACTCTTGGCTGCCGCATTGGCTGCTTCCATAGCAGCAGCGGCCTCTCTTAATGCTTCTTCTGAATAACCTTTCAAGGCATCGTGTATCGCTTTATTTGCTGTTTCTACGGCGGCGGTGAAGTCGGCATACGCAGAATTAAACAAGACATACTTATCATCAACGTCTTTCTTTTCTGCAACAGTTGTCTGTCCATCCGCAATAGCATCATTGATAGACTTGATAAGGCTCTCAATGCTTCCCATCAGCGTAACCTTTGCATTGAGCAACCCGGTTTTGGCCGTTCCTGAGAGATAAGGATTTACATACAGTTTATTGTATGTCGCTTCTACAGCCGCTTTCGCATTATTTACAGTGTTGATGTACTTTTCGATAGCCTTAGCTTCTGCCTCAGTAATAATACCGTCAGCAAATGCACCGTCGATATAATCATGCAGACCTCCAACAGCATCGTTTGCATCAGCTGCAGACTTCTGAATAGAATCAATCAGATCACTAACTTCAAGCCATTCCTCCAAATTTTCTAATCCGGAGGATCCTGCCTTAATTTGAATGTTTCCACCTATTTCTCCTTTTATCAAGTCGAAATACGTCTTTCCATCCGGTGAGATGATTCGTTCTGTTGTTACGCGGCCCGGCAGAATTTCTGTGAATCCATACAACTCAACGAAGCTGCGCTCACCTTCATACTCACTGTTTAGGATGCCGGTTAGTAGGTGATAATATCCTGCTATCTGTTCCATTTTGATAGCTGTTTCACTAAGAAGGAATGTGCCGGTCTGATTCTCCTTGCTGCATACAGCATACAGATAATATTTCTTCTCTGGGGCAATAAGCGCCGGAGAATTATATTCAGCCATATCCCAAAATTTGTATTCCTCCGGTTTATGTTCAGAGGATACTGATTTTATCCCTAGCGTCATGTGTTGGATAATGCCGGCAGGCGAGTGTAGAACCTTTGTGCTGGTGTTGTAAGTGATATTATGCGATACTTGTACCGGAACCGCTTTTGATCTAACAAAACGGAATTGCAAACTTTCATCGCCTACAAGTAACTGCATCGTTTGTATCGTGATGGGGTTGATTGATCCGGAGAAGTTCAATAAAGCATCTTCAAGCATAGACATAGTTTCCTTTGCATCACGAAAACGGCGCTTGGTAAATCGCAAAGAATCTTTATACTTGATATCTACGTCAACTTCATTTGTCTCGATTTTATCTAGTTCGCTGGTTACGGACGTACCAACTGGATCATTTGATAATTCTATTTCCGGAGAATAGGGATTGTTCACATAACGCTTGATTCCTATCATACGAATAAGCGAACCTTCCGGATGAAATTGGCTATCGGAGAAGTTTACATAACCGCCTAATACAATTTTACCGCCTATCTTTAGCCAACGTTTCTTTGCCCAAATACCGTCCAAGGTCCCGGTAAAAGTGAATTGCTTATCTTCATGCTCAAAGAGATATTTAGCAGCTTCCTTGAATACTTCCCAGCTCGCACCTGTCTGCTCTTCATCATTACAGATATATGAGTTCGGTAACTGAATGCCAAATACTGCGTAAGTATCGCCTGTCTTAGGATGCCAAACATCATGTTCCGGCATAGTGATACCGTCGATCTCCTGTGGAACTATTTCAAAACGTCTACCTGCTTTCTCTATTTCTCCATCCTCTTTAAGAATGGGCTCATGGATATACTTGACTTCAAACTCTTTGCCTGTCAGTATACCTGTTTGGAAGATGACGGTCATGGTCTCTCCGGCTATCAGACATTTCTTAAAATCAAGATCGTTAGGTATATCGCTATCTACAAAGTCATAGAAGTTATTCTCCTTATTAACCTCGATAACAGAGCTAACAGTACCAACACGAGAAGGATAGATTGCAGTGCAGTCTAGACTATCCTCTTTACCTGTAACCAAGGTCTTGTCAGCACGCATGACACAGGTTCCGTCTGCATCAGTTATATACGTTCTACCTTCATAATGAAGGGTCTTAGATTTGGGTAGTAACAGATATTTAGCTCCGTATGTCGAGTAGTTGATATTTCGATCAGAAGTTTCTACTAGGACAATTTCGGGCGGTATATCTCCGGATTCCCGACCAACACCAACCTTGAAACCATGGCCTTTACCATAAGACAGCTTCAAAGGATTATTCTTGTTATATTCAACTTTACGAAGATGAACCGTCTTTCCAGTAATCTGCCATTCCGTTTCATACGTATCTGCAAGTTGATTAAGGGCATCAAGAATATATGTGTGATTGTAATTGATTACTTTCTCCGTTCCCTCTATGCAATCACCGACTTTCCAGCCCATATCACGACGATTTAGGTTCTCGACGAGTAATCGTAGGTGTTCATGTGCTTTAGCTGTATATGCGAATTTGATGCTGTTATCTGCAATGTGACGAACTTTCCACATCATAGCATCCGCTTTAGCTGTTTCAAGGATAAGTGTATATTCAAAGTTGCGCTCACCTTTCTTCTTGAAATTACTATCTTTTTTGAGAGAATAACGCTTTCCGTAAAAGTCGCACCAAGTTCCGACCGGTATTTCTAAGTATCCCGGATAGGAAAAATACAAATTAAGTGTATCTTCCGCCATGATCGCTTCGTAAGAGTAACTTTCGTCCTTTACATCGAGCTTTATTTCCTTATTATCACTATATAAAATTATCATATCATCTGATTAGAATTATACTCTAAAATATAATCAGGTATGTATTTTTAATTCATTTTTTAGCTCAAATATGTTTGATAGGAGTGAGGATAAATCTTGGCTTTTGGAATAAGTTCTCTCGGAACCAATTATGCGAAGGCTGACTTCTCAAATGTTATTACAAAGTCACTTGGACAGAATGGGTACTATAAGTTCCCCGACGGCTTAATGATTCAGTGGGGATATTCAAGTACTTCTGGAATAGGTAAAACTGTGTATTTTAATACTACCTTTTATGATAGTAATTACACTGTTCTATTGACTGGGACTAGGAAAGTACATAGTAATTATATATATTCTTTTGATGTATTTAATAAATACGCATCTTATTTTGTTATGGACTCCGTTTATCAAAATGTTGATTCCGATGCCGGAGGTTTTAGTATAGCTTTCTATTGGTTTGCTATTGGTCGTTGGAAGTAAAAGAATTATAACACTGAAATAAATATGAGACACTTTAGTAGAAAATTAGTAACCATAATTGTAGTCATTATTGCGCAAAGTTCTCTCGGAACTAATGCTATTTTATTAGAGAATCAAAATTTAGGACAGAATGGGTATCTCAAATTGTCAAATGGATTATTGATTCAATGGGGAAAAAAAACGAGTGGATCTTACTCTGGAACAATATATTTCTCCACTTCATTCTATGACACTAATTATTCTCTGCATCTGACTTGTAATAATGGAAATACCGGTAATGATTCATCATGGATAGCCAACTATACATCTGTTTCAAATAGCTATTTTGGATATAATAATAAATATCAGCAAGCAGCTAATGCCGGTACTAACACGGCTGCGTTTTATTGGTTTGCTATAGGGAGGTGGAAATAATTAAAAACAAATATTATGAAATATTGGAAACAAGGATTCTACGATGAGCCGCAGGAAGGCTTGGTAGAAATTACAGAGGAGTATTATCAAGAGTTACTAGCTGGCCAATCTGCCGGATTACTTATCGTTGAAAGCAAAGCAGGGGTTCCTGTTTTGCAAGAATGTAAAACCACTATCAGAGAAGCTAAAGCGCAAAAACTTGATGAATTACGACTGTATGATTCATCCGAAGAAGTGAATCAATTTAGTATAAACAAAGTATTTGGATGGTTCAATAAAAGTACCCGTGTAGGTCTTGCGAACTCTATTAATATTGAAAGGGAGGTCGGGCGATCTAAAACTAACATCTGGTTAGGCGATACTCTGTTTATTCTACCTATTGAAAAGGCTATTGATATGTTATGTCAACTTGAATTGTATGCCCTCACGTGTTATAACGTCACACAAGGGCATATCAATATCATCAATCAGTTAGAAACGAAAGAATCTATTGAATTTTACGATTTCAGAATAGGTTATCCTAAGAAACTAAGTTTTACTGGATATCCCACTTTATAATCGTAGTTTTCGATTTCCTCAATTGACTGTAGCGATCTGACTGCTGCGATGTGTTCCTGAGTCACATTGTAGCAGTTTAATGCATATAACTCCAAGGCATTCAACATTGCTAAAGCATCCGGAATCGGAATGATATACTTTATTGCATCATACCACAATACGGTGTCTGATTTACCAGCCTGTTTTTCAATTGAAATTGAGTTAAATAATCCAACACGTGTACTTTTATCCAACCACATATTCTTTCCATCTAAAATAAATATATTGACATCTTTAGACTTGTCAAACATCTGTATTTCAGATACTTTATTTTTCCTTACATCATCAAGTGAATACTGAGGTTCTACCAATATTGGATATCCTTTTTTGCTTTCAACGATAAGTAATCCGGCAGATTGGCCAGCTAGTAACTCTTGATAATACTCCTCTGTAATTTCTACCGAGCTTTCTTGCGGCTCGTCATAGAATCCATTTTTCCAATATTTCATAATATGTAATTTAGTTTATTTCCAACGACCTATAGCAAACCAATTAAATGACCACGTAGTCCAAGCAAAAGCTCCATTAAGAGTTGTATATGGAGTTCCGAACTGGAAATATGAAGTATATTTAGTTATAAATGGCATTGGGACATATATTACTGTTTCAGCTTTATTCCCATAGTTACCTGTCATTTGAATTGTGTAGTTTATATCATAAAAACTAATAGGAAGATACAGGTTAGTCCAACCTGTAACGCCTGATCGTGTCCCCCATTGAATTAATAGACCATTATTGAACTTAATATAACTTGATGAAGAGCCAAAAGATTTAGTGGCTGCATTAGACAAGTCTGCTTTTGCATACGTAGTTCCGAGAGAACTTTGCGCAATAATGACTACAATTATGGTTACTAATTTTCTACTAAAGTGTCTCATATTTA